ATGAATTACGCAGAAATAATAAACAAGTTACAGGATAGTATCTTCTCGGTGCAGAAGGTATTGGAGGAGTTGCGTTGCCTGGATAGTACGATGGCTGATGATATCTACATCACCCGCCAGGAGGCTGCGGATCTGATGGGAAAGTCGATGCGTCAAATGGATCGTGACTGCAAGCGTTACGGAATTCGTCGTAAGCCTTTTAATAATGGAATCCGGATCAGTAAGCGCGATGTATTATGCCATATTGGAGCCTTACAGGATAATGAATCTATCCGAACAAAGATGAGTGAGTTCGAGCGAATTTGTAACGGAATAAGCAGATGATGAATTATATGGCAGAGATTAAGATGTTCTATGATTGGCTCGAAACTCACTCGCTGACCCCTGCTTCGATTACGTTGTGGCACGGACTGATGTTTATAGCCAATCGTTCGGGGTGGAAAAATCCACTCCCAATCTCGCTGTCTGTCATAGAGTCCCGGACAATGATCCCACGCGCAAGTATTTATCGGGAACGAGAGCGATTGCGTGAGGCGGGGTTGATTGACTTCTCGACCAAGGGTGGAAAAGCAAGTTGTCTCTACACGATTTATTCTCTTTCACAACAGTTAGAGTCTCACGGTGAGACGCAAAGTGCGGTAAACGAGGATCGAATACAGCATTTAGAGTCTCAGAGTGAGAAACAAAATGCGACTATTATATATAAACTAAACTATACAGAGAGTAATAAAGAAAAATCAGAAAAAGAAGATTCTGAGAAAATGGAGGTCGGAGCAGATGCTCCTCCGAGTCTATCCCCCGAAGAGAAAAAAGAAAGAAAAAGTTGCGCCAAAAAGAAAGAAAAAAGAGAAGCACCCCAATTGGACACCAATGCTATCCTGCAAACCATCGAACCGCCCTGGCGGGAACTAATGCACACCTGGTTGGAGTACAAACGGCTTCGCAAGGAGAGTTATCGAAGTGAAATCGGCATCCGAAAATGTCTGACAATGCTCCGTAATCTGTCGGGAAACAATCTGGAAACCGCAGCGGCAATCATCGACCAGAGCATGGCCAACAATTGGGCAGGGCTGTTCGAACTCAAGCGGCAAGCATATACACCACGAGGGCAGCCACTACCTGCCACAGGACAACATATCGGGCAGATCAAACAGCCCGAAACGGAGGAGCATAAAAACCGCATTCTCGAAAAATTCGGAAAACCTAAAAAATAGCCATATGCAAACATTATCACAAATTATCTCACAGATGGTCAAAGAGAAACGTCTTGACATCCGAGAACCCAATCCGATGTCGTGGGGCGACCACGAACAGTGCCGCCGAGGGTTCGTCACCATCTTTTGCGAGGTGGATACCACGTTCGACAATTACCAACACCTGCCCGAATACGAGGAGGTGATTGACTGGATGACCGATACCAAAGATCAAGGTCTGCTTCTGATGGGCGACTGCGGTAGAGGCAAAAGCATCATCATTTCGGGTGTAATACCTGTGTTGCTGAGATTGAAAAACAGATGGATTCGAGTCGTTCACAGTCAGGAACTGACCAAACCGACCCCATCGGCACAGGTGTATTACTACGGCCAACGTCCGGAAACCAATCTGGACTATCTGCTCAAGACACCGTTTCCAATCATTGACGAATTGGGTGTAGAGAGTCTGGTGAATGATTACGGCGAAAAGAGCGAGGGGTTTAATCTGATTATGAATGCCGCCGAGAGGTACCACCGTCCCATATTCGCCACCACCAATCTGACAAAGAAAGAGTTGTTGGAACGCTATGGTGAACGTACTCTCGACCGTTTGGGGCATCTGTGCCGTATTGTTGAATTCAAAGGCGAAAGCCTGCGGTAACTTGGAAAGTTATGAAAGGTATAGAAATCATCACGCTCTACTATTCGGAGCAACAACACGAGTTCTTTCCTAATCCGATGGATAGCAAACGGAATATCCCTGTAGGTGCAAAAGTTATCGCCCGGCAGATCGACAGTCGGGATGCGGAAGTCTTTATCAGCCGGATGCACACAAAGTATGTCAAAGGTCGCAAGCGTGGACAGTTCCCTACGTTGGAGATCGTCCGGTTGGAATTGGAACTCTTTATCAAACTCAAAAGTTATCACCGCAAATTAGTTTAAACATGAAATATCAACGAGTAATCCATCTGTTGGAGGATGGCCGCCGGAAATACTCCACGCACAATGGCGAGATTGAGAAGTGGCACGAGTACGAGATCGAATCGCTCCGCAGGAATCGGGAACAGTATGGCGACTCGGCTTATACCGCCGACTTCGCCAAATACGATGTGGTGGCCGCCAACCTCCGTAAACGCTATCCTAATGCGAAAATTCTTCGGGTTGTTGGTTTTGATACAGAAGACCACGACCTGCCTGTACGAACCGATGTAATCTTCTGACCTATGCCAAACATTANGTATTACTCAATGGCGTAGCGATTCTAAGGGAAGGTTGCTCATATTGAATAATAAACTCTTCAGGAGAAATAATTAAATTAGGATTAAGTATTGTTTTAATATCACTTGATAGAACCTCAATTTTTTTAATTGCAATAATTGGTGATAAAATGGCATGATGCTTTGAGCAAGTTTCTATTTTACAAAGAAATTTGTCTATATCATTTGTGGTAAAGGCTTGTATGTTGTTTCTTTCTGAAAGTTCATCACACAAATCGTTGACAGAATATGTGGCATCAAATAGCCATTTTACAACTGCCTCTTCTGTGATTTTTGCAGATGTAAAATGCATTTTCTTAATATCACCATCTACAATATCATCTGTATTTGGGTATGTTTTCCTTGTCTCATTATATACTTCAGAAATTGCAGTAGCTATATTTTCTTTATCTTCTAATAGGTAATCTAATGATTTCCCTGCAAAATAACTCACTATAAAACTCAGTATTGCATCCATGATTCTATCTTATTTTCACATAAAGTTACTACAATTGCCAATATGCTCCAAATCTGAGACATAGTTTCGGTAAAAAACACCGCCACCTCATTAAGTTTGCTCAAAAATGAGTAACTGATGAGGTGGTTTCCTTTTAATATATTCCGTAGTGAAGAGCGAGTTGTATCAGCCGAATTCGAGAATGCCGTAAACAAGGCTCTCACGGCGGATACGGTTGCTGATGCGACTCGCAAGCCTTATATTTCCGAAGAAGGTGCATTGAATCTCTCGGCGGTATGGGCTTGTGTGCGTATCCTGTCAGAGACTGTCGGAACGCTACCGATACACCTCTATAAGCGTACCGATAAAGGTCGGGAGAGACAATATGCTCACGCTTGCCATAAGCTACTCCAACTCCCTAACTCATTTTCCAATCGGTTTGATCTGATGCACCACCTGATGATCTCGTGTGCATTGTGGGGCAATGGGTATGCCCGAATTCACCGAGGTAAGGATACCCGTCCAATCCGACTTCAACTGATTCATCCGGCTAAAGTAGAACCTATCCTCAATTCCAACGAAGAGCTATTTTATAGATTGGATAACGGAGAACTGCTTCCCAATGATGAATTGATTCACCTACGAGGTCTGTCTACCAACGGCATTAAGGGCAAAAGTCCGATAGCTGTTCATCGGGACAATTTGTCTCTGACAATGGCGGCACAAGAGTATGGTGAACGTTTTTTCAACCAAGGTGGTAATATGTCGGGAGTGTTCAAATATCCATCGACACTCAAACCCGAAGCATATCAACGACTCAAAAAAGATTTAGTGGCACAGTCTGTCGGACTACATAATGCCCATATCCCATTGCTTTTGGAAGGAGGTATGACTTATGAGCGCATTTCAATACCTCCCGAAGATGCACAGTTTATTGCCACTCGCAAGTTTCAGAAGACTGAGATTGCCACCATCTACGGCATTCCGCCCCACATGATCGCTGACTTGGAACGTGCCACCAATAATAACATTGAGCACCAAGGAATGGAGTTCGTCACCTACTGCCTGATGCCATACCTTGTCCGACTTGAGGAGGAGTTCAATCGCAAGTTGCTCCGCTACGATGAGTTTGAGGAGTATTACTTTTTGTTCGGGCTTAATGGACTGTTACGTGGCGATGCAAAAACCCGCTCTGAGTATTATAAAAATATGAATTTCGTTGGTGCGATGAATGCCAATGAGATCCGTTCGCTCGAAGATATGAACGCCTACGAGGGTGGTGATGAGTATTTCGTTCAAATGAATATGCAAACCGTTAAAAACGCAATAAATGGAGAACCAAAGAATTCAACCACAGGAAATCGAGATTAGATGCCTCATTTCCGATTTACATATTGAGCAACGAGAAGTCGGCACAGCCAGTCGCACCATTGCAGGGTATGCCGCCAAGTTCGAATCGTGGAGCGAACCGATTATGGGCTGGTTTCGGGAGAAAATCGCTCGTTCAGCTTTTGAGAAGTGCGACCTCTCGGATGTGATTATGTGCTTCAATCACAATGTGGATGACATTCTGGCCCGGACGATCAGCGGAACTCTGAACCTATCCGTTGACGATATCGGTCTCAAGTTCTCATTCGAAGCTCCGAACACGACTCGTGGCAACGATATGTTGGAACTCGTCCACCGAGGCGATATCAATAAATGTTCCTTCAAATTTATCGTTGAGGCTGACGAGTGGCTTTATGCCGATGAGAAAAACGGTCTCGAATACGATGAACGCACCATTCTCGAATTCTCCAAACTGATTGATGTCGCTCTCGTAGTTTTTCCGGCATACAAGGATACCGAAGCATCTGTTCGTCACCTGGAACAACGCAAAACGAAATTTCTGCAAACCAATCAACCGGAGCAAAAAGAAACCAACCGCTCCGTTGCTGAAAGTCAGTCAAGGGAACGGTTGGTGCAACTGTTATCCATTCGATAATATTAGCATCGTTCAGGATACATCCAAATAGTTTCAGGAGCATCAAATGATGAATAAGCAACCCAATGTTTAGCTAATAATTGATGTTCTTGTTCTGTTGTTTCCCATGACTTTTTATCAATGCAATTATCTACGTCCATATCATCAAAAATAGTAATGTTTATAGGCTTAGATTTTCCTCTTCTAAACGCATTAACGAAATTTTGCATCGTAACTCGATCTTTATTTACTCCATTGTACAGAATATTATAGTTATCTACGATATGGTTACTACTTTGTCTGACAATTTGATAGTTGTATAAATCTGTTTCATTAAGCTGACTAAATGAAAGTTGATACGTATTTCCTATCCAGTTTATTTGATAAAAAGATATATTCCTATTCTTTAGGCTATCAACTATCAAGTTTCGCTCATCAATACCAATGTGTAATCCAAAATATATCCCTGTTATTGTATTATCGGAATATTTTTTAATTCCCGCCTTCTCAAAAACCAACCGTATTTCATTTTCATAACTCCAAGCCAACGATTTTGTGCCAAACACTTTCTTTTGAATGCCGAAAGCGTCTAAAAAATCAGCATTTGTAATTGACGGCATATTGGGTTGATAGTCTATATTAATCCTATTTCTTATGTCGAAATCAGGAGTAAGGATATTTTCAAATTCCGCCAATTCATATTCGATACAGAATCCTCTATGTGAATCAGCATAATGCGCCCACATCAACTCATTTGAAGGAAATATGTCTTCTTGCTTTGGTAGCACTAATGAATATATTCCTTTATCAATCGGATTCACTCCTTGATAAAATTTTGTTTTATCTGAATCTATCATTTTTAATTTGAATGAACCTTCAAATGGGTCATTCAGATCTCTAAACCGAGAAGCATAAAACTCATAGTTCAATAACGAATCCGTATCTCGTCTTTTCTGAGTTTTAGCATCCAGTAAATTTGAACGGTATTTATATGCTTTCATTTTTCAATTGGTTATCGATGCAAAGATACTAACTTTATGATTATCATATTCCAAACCGAGACAAAGTTTCAGTAAAGCATAGCTGTCTCAGGGTAAGTTTGCCTCAAAACAATCAAAAATCCGATTAGAAAATGAGCAAACTAAAAGAACTCCGAGAGAAACGAGCAACCGTTTACACCGCCATTGATGAACTCCGTAAGAGTGCCGATGGTCGTGAGATGACCGCCGAGGAGCAGACCCGATGGGACACGCTGTTGTCCGACTATGAGAAGGCCGACAAGGTGGTCGAGCAGGAGGAGCGATTCCAAGAAGTAGAACGCCGCCAAGCGGAACAGACCTACGAGAGTCGCCACAAACCACAAGGCAAAGAGAATCAAAACCAACCATCCGACGAGGAGTACCGCACTGCCTTTATGGAGTACCTGATGCGTGGTGGTAACGAGATCACTCCCGAAAGCCGTTCCATCTTTGAGAAACGTGCAGGTATTACCGGATTGTCGGGCGGTGTGATTGTTCCCAAAACGCTCGCTGACAACATCGAAATCGCCCTCAAAGCATATGGCGGTATGTTCGAAGCCGGAACGATTCTAACCACCTCGACCGGAGGCGATCTGATTATGCCGACCATCAACGACACGACTTCCAAAGCAACAGTCGTTGCCGAGTACAACCAATCGACCAAGAAAGCACCGAGCTTCGGTTCGGAAACGCTCAAAGCCTACACCTACCGCACTCCGATTGTCCCTGTGTCGCAGGAGTTACTGCAGGATAGCAACTTTGACTTGGAGTCACTACTGAGTGGACTGCTTGCGGAGAGTTTTGGGCGTGGTATCAATGAGGACTTGACTATCGGCAATGGAACAGGCAAACCGAAAGGAATTATCAATTGGGCAACCGCATCGGATGCCGCTCCTGCCGCCGCAGCCATTAAGTTGGACGATATTATCGACCTGCTTAAATCGGTGGACTCCGCATACGCACGTAACGGACGATTTATGTTCAATCGTGAGACACTGTGGTCGCTCGTGAAAATTAAGGATACCACAGGACGCTACATCTGGCAAGAGGGAGCAAAAGACGGTACACCTCCGACACTCTTTGGCAAGAGCTATATTCTCAATGACGATGTGGCCAATATAGGTGCAGGTAATGCTTCGATGCTGTTCGGGGACTTCTCCAAGTACAAAATCCGTATGGTGAAGAATTTCCGGGTGATTCGTTTGAACGAACTCTTGGCAGAGTACCTCTCTATCGGATTGTTCGGCTTCGCTCGTGTGGACGGTATTCTGTTGGATGCCGGAACGCACCCTGTCAAGAAACTGGTTCATGCCAATGCTTAGGCGATGAGAGTAGTTGAACCGACGACAAACCGAAAGCAGAGCCAAGCTCGCTTGGACTCTGCCGAGGTGCGAAGGAGGAAGACCGAAGGTCAGTACAGAGAGTTTCCATTGACTTTGGAACTTGCCAAGCAGCATCTGCGATTGGGTGACTCCACTTATAACGACGAGTTGGTTACCGCTAAACTCGAAATGGCAGTTGCAGTGGCGGAGGATATGACCGGGCGGATTATTCGAGAAAAAGTAGTCGTTTTTGATCTGCTTGCTCCTGCTGATGACACGATATTGCTCCGTATGCCCATTCATACTGCCGAGGTCTTGGAGCTTTCTGTAGCTCAACAACTCATTTCCGAAGATAAATATACGCTGCTGAACTCCGATTACGAGGACATTCTGTTTGTAGATTCCGAATATGTCGGTAAACGAATCACCATCAAAGCAGTAGTGGGCTACTCGAAAGAGAACATTCCTCATACTATCAAAGCAGCTATCCTCTTGATTCTCGGAACGCTCTACGACAATGAGTCGGATAATATTGTGGGCCGCTCTGTTTCAGAACTCTCACTCACCGCTGAAAAACTTCTGCTTCCCTGGCGGGTAACACCTTACGGCGATGTTTGACACTCGAATTGAAATAATGGCTTACAGCCAAGAGCGAGATGACTACAACGAGCGAACGATGGAACTTGTGCAAATAGGCGTATTCTACGCCCAGAAAACCGAAAGTGGTGGTCGGGAGAATCTCTATGCCAGCCGTATCATCCACGAAAATGAAGTGGTCTTCACGGTTCGATACTCCAACAAAATCAAATCGGGAATGTTTGTCCGACTCGATGGTCGGGATATGAAGATCACCTCCGTTCACGAGGAGGGGCGCCGAAAGTATTTGCATCTAAAAACCATCAAGTCCAATGTTGAAGATTAAAGTTGAGGGATACAAGGAGGCCAAAGCAATATTGGACGAGCTGCCGAACAATATGCAGAAACGTATGCTGCTTGCAGCTTTGAAAGGTTCTGCCAAACCAATGCTGCAATCGGCAAAGGGGAAAGTGCCGATCAAAAGTGGCAAACTCAAAAAGATGCTTCGGGTGGTACGGTTCAAAGATCGCAAAGCATCGAAATCGGAGGTGTCGGTAGCGGTAAAGCCTGTATTTGAGCGCACCAAGAAAAAGGGTGCGATCAATCAATACTACGGCAAATTCATCCACGAAGGAACATCTGATGTCCGCAAATCCCGAAAGGGTAAGATGCTCGTCTTTGTGAATCAGCAAGGCGAAAAGGTATTTGTTAAGAGTGTCAAAGGCATAAGAGCCAACCCATTCTTAGAGCAAGCCTATCGGGAGAGCAACGAACGGACGGTAGCCATCTTCGGAGATGAACTCGCTTCGGCAGTAGAGAAATTTGTAACAAAGAATTTTAAACCAGTCAAATGATGACCGATTTCAAAAAAGAGTTGATTACCAAGTTGGAGGCGGCAATCCCCAAACTCCGAGATAAGATACAAGCCGGGGCGGTGGATGCGGAAACGCCTGTGCCATATGCTGCATACTCTACGCCGGAGGAGACTCCGGTACGAACAATTCACGGCATTGCCGGATACAACACGCTGTTTGACTTGTCGGTCTACCACTCCAAAATGTCGGAGGTTGAGAAGTTGAAGCATCTGGTGATTCATGCGTTGGAGGGAGAACCCGTTGCCGACAAGCGATGTTACTACAAGGCTTCGGAGTATGGTTTTTATCCGGATTATAATATTCACGGCTATATACTCACATTCAGAATCATATAAAAATGGAAAAGAAAGTAATACAGGGTGAGGATATTATCCTCTTGGTGGACGAGAAAACCACGCTTCACGCCACCACGCATACGCTAAAAGTGGATTTGGAGCTCAAAGAACTGCGAACGAAAGATACCAATGGCAAAGAGAAATCTCCGGGCGACATATCGTGGTCGGTGGATGGTGACGGTTTGGTGGTAATAGACGATTCGGTCGAGAATGCTCATACCTCCGAGGATATTCTCGGCATCGTATTGAGCAAAAAGATTGTCGATGTGGTGATCAAATCGCCGATGGCCGGACTGACCAAAACCTATTCGGGCAAGGCATTTATCACCTCATTCTCACTTGGTGCTCCTGCAGGCGACAATGCAACATACTCGTACAGCCTCACCGGAAGCGGCAACCTGGCTCCAACCCCTAAAACTCCGCAAGCATGAAAGAGATTATCGTAAACGGTAAAGCCTTGCCGATTCATTTCGGACTCAAGGCGATCAACGAGTTCACGAAACTTCAAAACGGAGATTTCCACGATACGGTAACCACCACCGATTCGCTCGGTAGCCTGGACTCTATTGTTACACTGACCGTTTCGGGACTGAATGAGGGAGCGAGAAAATCTAAATCCGAGGTTCGATATACCGAAGACGAGGTATGGGATCTCTTTGATGAGAACCCGAAACTGATTCTCGAAGTATCGGAAATCTTTATGGAGGCGGTGATTCCGCTGACCGATAAGTTGGGAGCATTAAACCCAAACGTACAGCCGATAGCGATGGAGAGTCAGAGCGAGTAACCTACGAAAAATGGTTTGCCGTTGCTGTCGGACAAATGGGTTTGCGGCCCGATGATTTCAATGCGCTGACTCCTGCTGAATTTATCTACGCATGGATCGGTTGGAGTGAATTGGAGCAAAATCGCACCAAACAGGCGTGGGAACGGGAACGATGGTCTGTATGGGTTGCCACCTGTATCCAACTCGACAAAAAGGATCGGCAACCAATGACGCAGATGTTTCCTCTGCCTTGGGAGGAGGTCGTCTCAATTCAGCAGGAACTAACGATGGAAGAACGCAAAAAACGAGTAAATGATATTCTAAATAAATGAGTCGAAGAATAGCCGACCTGCTGATTAAGATTGGTGCGGACTCGTATGAGTTTCAGCAAAAAGCCAAGCAGGTAGAGAAAGGATTGGACGCGCTGACCAAACGGTTGGACAAAGTCGGTAAGGAGATGTCGCTCAAAGTGACAGCTCCCCTTGTCGCTTTGGGTGCGGTATCTCTTTCGTTGGCCGATACACAGGCGAAAGCCGAAGCCAAGGTACAGCAGGCAATCAAATCGACAGGCGGTGCAGCTAAACTCAACTTCGACCAACTCAAACGCTTTGCCTCCGAACTACAAGGCAAAACCATCTTCGGGGATGAGAAGATACTCAATGACTCCACCGCTCAACTACTCACTTTTACTAATATCGCAGGCGAGAATTTCAAACGGACGCAGGCGGTGGCTCTCGACCTGGCGACCGTCTTAGACGGTGATCTGAAGTCCGCATCCATACAGTTGGGTAAGGCACTTAACGATCCGGTTAAAAATCTGACGGCACTCTCCCGTGCAGGTATTCAGTTCTCCAAAGAGCATACGGCTACGATTAAACACCTTGCTGAGACCAATCGCCTTGCCGAAGCGCAGGGGTTGATATTGGAGGAGTTGGAGCGACAATACGGTGGTCAGGCAGAAGCGGCAGCCAAAGTGGGACTCGGCGCATTGCAACAACTCAAAAACTCATGGGGTGATTTCTTGGAACAGATAGGGGCAACTCTGATGCCTGTGGTGAACAAGATTGTCGGAGCGTTGTCGCAAGTAGTGGCGGTGCTTCAAAATATAAATCCTCAGATGCGTGAGGTGATCGTTATCGTAGCGGGTATTGCTGCCGCTATCGGGCCATTGGCAATGGGCGTGGGTGGTATTATCCGAATGCTGCCGATGCTCTCTGCCGGATTTACGGCTCTGCTCTCTCCGGTCGGGTTGATCGTTGCCGCTGTATTGGCGTTGGGTGCTGCATTCTTCTATGCTTACCAACGCAAGAAGGAGTTGCAGGAGGATATGACTACACAGTTCGAGGGACTGTCGCTCGGCACACTCGAAAAGCGACTCAAAGAGAACAAGCGTCTGCAGGAGGTCAACGAACGGGAGTCTCCTTGGCAGGGAAACTCTCCTTACTCCAAACTGACCTACGCCCTGAACAAAGGCAAACGGCGGGACAACCTCAAAATGGAGGAGGAAGCCCTGACTGAGGCGATCCGCAGAAACACCCAAGCCTACGAGGAGCGGCAACGTGTCGAGGCAGAATCAAAAAAGATCGCCGATGATATGGCAAATGCTCTCAAGGGTGTCAATACCGAAACCACTCGTGGCAGTGGGTTGATCAATGACTTGACCACCAAGATTGAGGTGTTGGAGAAGAAAAAGTTACTGCCCAATGCCACCGTAGAGGATATTGCCGCCGCCAATGCCGAGATTGCCAAACTCAAAGAGGAGTTAAACCGCCTGCAAAACATCACGCCCGAACAACTCAACCGAAAACCACTCGAACCGATACTGCCAGCAACCGTAAAACCCATTATGCCTGCCCTTGAGGTGAAATTACCTGATCTGAAACCCATTATCACCAAGGCGCAACAACAGATGATGGAGATCCGCAAGACCGTAACCGAGGGGATCTATGGTTGGGCGGAGGTGACAAGTTCGGGGCTACAATCTTCCATTATGGAGACCGAAGCCATTGTCGGCAAATACACCGAGGCTCTGGTTGCCAAAGGGTGGAAGTTCTCGGAGGCTCTGACCTTTGTGTCGGATAAGGTGAGCGAGGTAATGAAGGGGTTTGATGAATCGCTGAGTAATTTTATCGCCGGAAGTATCGAGGCCGCTGCAGAAGCCATCGGGCAGATTATCTCCGGGGATTTTGGTTTTGACGGATTGATGAAGGCGATTCTATTGCAGTTGGCGAGTTTTCTCAAGCAGATCGGGGCGCAGTTGATCGAGTTCGGCGTGATGATTATTGCGTTCAAGATGGCTCTCAAATCGGTGCTTGCCAACCCTTGGGCGGCGATTGCCATTGGTGCGGCAATGGTTGCGGCGGCAGCCGTGATGACGGCACTCATCAACAAAAATGCCCAGAAGAACGCTCCGAAACTTGCCAAGGGTGGACTTGCCTACGGGCCAACCTATGCAATGGTGGGTGATAACCCCAATGCACGAATTGACCCGGAGGTAATCGCTCCGCTATCCAAACTACAGGGAATGATGTCCGGCGGCAGAGGCTCCCAGAATATACAAATTGCCCTCAGCGGTCAACTGACAGCCAAGGGCAGGGATTTGGTATATGTGCTCGGTAAAGAGAATTTTAAGATTGATGTGTTGGGAGGGTAGTCATATATATTATATGGAGCCAAATTATTTTCAAGCTAATCGTTCGGCATATGGAAATGATGGAATAAGCCGAAAATAAGTAATTATACATTTTTTGTTCTTATATTCTTTTGAATCCCCACTCGCGTATGGCGTAATTAACGAATGGTGCATGAAGTGGAATATTATTTATGATATACCCCTCAAAGCCACTCAATTTAAGGATTAATACACAGCATAATTTATGAAACATTAAACTTGTATAAAATAGCTTGTCAATTTCTTTGTCTCCCTTATCAATATTCAAATGACCGTGCAAAAATTTGTTGCGATCGTTAATAGCCTTAATTTCTGCTTGAGACAAATTATATCCTAAAACTTCAAAAGGCAGTCTTAACTTACTTGCATTAGTCGGTTGATTTAAATTTTCCAGCTTATTCTTGATAAACTTTATTTCGTCTTCAGATAGACAAGTAGTATTTGTAACTACATCCGAAAATACAGGTTTTAATGAATTCCAGCTACACTCGCTGATAGCACGAGGAGCAATGAGACTATGTGTTTTATATATTTTACTACAAAGCGTTTCGAATGCTATACAATATACCCCAGACTGCACTTCGTGCTCCAACCATGATGCAGACAAAGTCATTAATGCCGCTCTTGCTATTGAATCATGGTCATTGAAAAGAGTTACCATATTTGAGAATACTTCCATAGAAATCCTATCTATTCTGAACTTCCAATGCCTTTCTATAAGCGTCAACATTCTTTCTTTGGCATCCTTAGCCGTCATTTTTGCTGACAATGGCATAAGAACAGAATAAGCATTAGTTGTGAATATAGAGTATTGACCTTTAATGGATTTTCGCAATGTTTTGAAATATATTCCAACAGGTACATTGAAACTTTTTCTATTGGCAGCAACGATAAATACTTCGTTCAAATGCAAAGTTCCACTTAAAAAACCAAGAGTAAGAAGTGTATTAAAAGCCACCTTTTCAAACTGATCAAGTTCATATTTTTCACCTGATTCGATTACGAGGTAGTATTGCTTTTTATATTCGAATTGAAATAAATGGATTTGATCTGTAGGGCATGTGATCTTAATCAAACCATCAATATTCTTCCCATGACTCTCATAATGGTATCTATCATAGTCATCATGCCACGCACGGTTAGGGATCGGGACTATATATCGAAAAAAGTATTTGCGATTGATATCTATTTTTGCGTCATAAATTGCCTGCGAATCTAAAGCTAATGAGAAATCATTAGAGCCACCACAAAGCACATTATCACGAATGTTTTCAATCCTGGACACATTTGCAGGTATTATCCATTTTTTGTGGTTATGCGTGAAATGAAATTCTGGTAGATTAGACTGTTTTGCATTGTCTACAGCAGAGTAATCTGTAATAGGAATTACAAATTTCAATTTAATGCTATTCTCTGATTTTGAAATCAGCGTTACAGCATCTGATCCAAAAGAGAGTCCTGTTACATGCCCTGTCCTCATCCTTTTGAATGAGTCAATGAGTTTCAACGTCGGATGAAGTATTTTATTAATTAACGCCATACTGATATGATCTATGTATTGGATTTTTATTTAGAGATAATGTTATCAAACTCCTTTGCCGTTCGACTATCTCTGCAATCCTATATACAAGTGTGACAAAGTTTCCACAAAGTTAATGAATCTGCCTGTACTTTCACGCATCTAATTGATAAAGAATGAGTGGAGTACGCATAAAAGACCTACAAAGTGCCAAGTCGGTGATTGAGCAAGGGTTCGATCTGTTTGAGTTTGTGGTGGATTCGCCCGATCCCGATGCTACACTCAAGGTATCGGGTGCGGAACTGAAAAAGGCGATCGGAACGGAGAAGCACATTCATCCGTTGGAGGAGGTGGATGGTCTGCCGGGGGAGTTGGAAAAGAAATTCGACAAGGCAGGCGGCGCAATCACGGGCGATATGCGTGTGACGGGCAATACCCGAATGAAGAACCTTAGCATTGAGGAGTATCTCGAAGTTCCCGAACTCAAATACAACCGCATCACCGCCACCGGAAACGAGTTTTGGGTAACTGATGCCGGAGTAATTGACGATGTATTGGATGATGACGATGGTATTTTTCTCATTACCCTCAAAGAGAAGCCCGGCGAGGTAACGATCAACTTTCAGTACAAGGATATTCTGCGAGGTATTTTCTACACGCAGGACGAGAACGGCAAACCTACCGGATTCAAAACCGCCTACTTTGAAGTAACGGGAATCATTGACGATGTTCATTTTGACTGTATTTCACTCAATGGCGTTCTTCCCGAACGGTTTATGACCTTGGCTCGTCAGGGCAACAAACCCAATCCCAACCGACAAGGTTCAATCTACCTCGATGGGCGGCATAACTATATCCGTATCATCGACAAGGTGACGGATGATAAGATCGAACAACGCAATATCAAAGTGCAGCTTGGCGACCTTTCGGAAATCAACCATCCCGTGTTCGGGCAACTTGAGGGCTACGGAGCTTTGCTCGAAAATGCCTACATCTGCGGACGCTTGGTGCAACGCAACCCCGACACGGGTGAGGATTGGATTGTGGGAGCAGTTTCGGTGCAGGGCGAGCAGGTGTTCCGTTACAAAGACAACATCCCCGAACCTGCCACCATAACACTGGCCGCCACCGAACTCGGCATCACATCGCCGGAGGATGCACGGGAGTGGCAATACAAAAACGGTTCGGAGTGGATTACCATTCCCGATAGCGGTTCACTCACCTTTGAGCTATCTCCTGATTCGGAACTATGGGGAGAAAAACGCACGCTCACTTTGCGCTACCTCGCCTGCGGAGTTTATTACGACATTATCACCATCACCAAACTCTACGATGGTGAGGATGCCTATTCGGTACAGATCTATTCGAGCAACGGCTCGAACTTTATCAACAGCGATATTGCCACGATGCTTCGAGCCAAAGTATTCAAAGGGGCAAAAGATATTACCGACACGTTGCCTGATAACGCCTTCAACTGGTTTCGGATATCTGACAATCCAGAAGGCGATGCCGTGTGGAGTCAGCAACACGAAGGCGCAGGCAAATCGGTTATGATTAGTAATGAGGATGTTTACCGCCGAGCCACTTTTGAATGTGAAGTACAAATCAATGATAATAATAAAGCAAAATGAAGAATTACCTTTTTACCTCTGAGTCCGTATCGGCAGGACACCCCGATAAAATAGCCGATCAAATCTCCGATGCGATCCTTGATGAATTTTTGCGTCAAGATCCCAATGCTAAAGTAGCTTGTGAAACAATCTGCACCACAGGTTTGGTGGTTGTGGCAGGCGAAGTCAAGTCCGACGCCTATGTGGATATCCAGCAAACCGTTCGCAAAACCATTGCCGATATTGGCTACAACAATGCCGAGTACCGTTTTGAGGCAAACTCGTGCGGAGTTCTGTCGGCAATCCACGAGCAATCACCTGATATTCGACAAGGAGTAGATCAAGTCGAGCAGGGAGCCGGAGACCAGGGCATCATGTTCGGCTATGCCATCAATGAAACATCAGAGTTTATGCCGGCCACACTCGCTCTGTCGCATCTACTGTTGCAGGAGTTGGATGCCATTCGCAAAGAGGGCAAAGTGATGACCTATCTGCGGCCCGATGCCAAAAGCCAGGTAACCATCGAGTACAACGAGTATGGCAAACCGCTTCGGGTCGATACGATTGTGATTTCCACACAGCACGATGATACCGTTTCGGCATACGATATTCTAAATGATATCACCGAACATCTGATTCCGAGGGTTCAGGCAAAAGATCCGCAACTGGCCGAACTATTCCAAGACGACTACCGCCTATTGGTCAACCCAACTGGACGATTCGTGATCGGTGGCCCGGCAGGTGATACGGGACTTACGGGTCGCAAGATTATTGTGGATACCTACGGCGGTCGTGCAGCTCACGGTGGAGGGGCGTTTTCGGGCAAGGATTCCTCGAAAGTGGATCGCTCGGCGGCTTATGCGGCCCGACATATTGCAAAAAACCTTGTAGTGGCAGGTGTGGCCGATGAAGTACAGGTACAATTAGCATACGCCATAGGCGTGGCCGATCCTGTGAGCATCTCGGTGAACACATTCGGGACTGCCAAAGTGGAGTTGACCGATGCCGAGATTGCCGAGGTGACTTCTGAACTATTTGACTTGCGTCCTGCGGCAATAGTTGAGCGATTCGGGCTCAAGAGTCCGATCTATCTGCCGACCGCATCGTATGGACATTTCGGTAGAAAGCCCTACACAGTTGACGGCATTGAGTTTTTCGGCTGGGAGCGATTGGATATGGTGGAGAGCATCAAAGAAACCTTTAACCTGGATTAATATGGCAGTAATATCAAGAGGTCAGATTACGATTGTGGATCTCAGCGATGGTAAATCCATCAATCTCTATTTGGGTAGCAATGTGGCTACCACACAGATTTTCAATAAGGAGAACTCAAGCTATGTTCCGAACTGGACGGCATCGCCCTTCTTGGTGATTACCCCCGAAGTCTATGTGACGGGAGTGGCGACCAATCAGGTATCGAGACTCAAAGGTGTACCCGTTTGGAAAATCAATGGCTCGACCACGCTTTCGACATACGGAGCAACGGCGGCGACCGCTTCGCCTTATGCTTTGACCATCAAAAACAATATGACTGCGGTCAATCAGTTGCAGGTGGAGTGCGAGGTGATTTATGTCGATCCCGACACAACTGCCGAGACAAAAGCTAAAACCTCCATCACCTACACAAAAACTACCAATGCCGGGCAGTTAATCTGCGCCATTGCTTATGCTCCGCTCGGAACGGTGTTTAAGAATGGCGATGCGGCAACTCTGAAAGCTCATTGCGATATGTGGCGAGGCTCGACCATCGACAACACCAACGTGACCTACAAATGGTTCAAACTCGGCAGTGGAACGTGGGCAGAAATCACCTCGGCCAATGCAGGCGGCATCACGGGTTACACCACCAACGAAATCACCATTCCCGAAGCGGCGGTGCTGAACTTCGAGTCGTTCAAATGCGAAATCAAAGATACCGATGCTGCCAGTGGAACATACAACACCTCCGTTTCGGATATTATCTCTTTTGCCGATATGTCCGATCCGTACCAGGTGGAGATTGTTGCCCCCTCCGGCACGACACTCACTTCTGGATTGACCTCTACGGTTCTGACCGTCAACTGTTGGCAGAACGGAACGTTGTTGCCGGATTCGTTCTTTACCGGAGCCACTTGCAAATGGCGCAAGTTCAATAAACTTGGTGTTCAGGATGCCGCTTGGGGAACATCGGGCATCAAAACAGGGCGCAGCATTACCGTAACGAGAGATGAAGTTTCGGTGGCGGCAACTTTTACAGTTGAAATAGAGAAATAATCATGGCAGTAATCGCACGAGGACAAATAACGGTTCATATCGCCGAAAAGGGCGATCCGGGAGCAACAGGGAATTGGACAGCCTATGTATTCAAATCCTCGACTACTCAACCTGCCAAACCAACGAGTACGACTCCCGTTCCTTCGGGTTGGGTGGATGCTCCGACAGCTACGGGCGTGTGGTGGATGTCGAAAGCTACTGTAAACGGTGCAACCGGAGTGGCAGGCACGTGGAGTGTTCCGGTGCGGATTACGGGGATTGATGGTACAAATGGCAATAACGGATCGAATGGCTCAAATGGGAAAGACGGACAATACACCGTCTACAACTTTGCCAAAAACAGCTCGGCAACCACAGCCCCGACATCGGGTTGGACGGCAACTCCTCCGGCACTCGCAACTGGAGAATACCTGTGGATGCGAACCGGAACGGTCGTGCCACCTGCCACCACACCTACTTCGTGGAGCGGAGCTGTGCGGATCAGCGGAGAGAAAGGCAATACAGGCAACACAGGAGAGAAAGGCGAAATTGGCGATAGCATCACCGGACGAATGATTTTTCGTGATCCTGAATTCTTGGTCGGAGTGAATAGTTGTGGCATCTACAATAATGCAGGCAACGGAAATGTTTCCGTAACTCGGATCGTACGGCCATCCGACTGCCCAAGCACATCGGGTTATTGCCTACAGATTACTACAAATGGTGTGGCATCACCTAATCACGGAGGATACGTTCAGTCCGTTCAAACTCGTGCCAACGGAGTGTTTGTCTCTCGAATTATCGCCAAAATCCCTGTCGGCTATACGATGGGCAACGCCCACAACGCTTATGGCAATGGGGGAACAACGGTTGCGTTGACCCCGATGGTCGGCACAGGCAAATACGAGATCTATCTCTGGCGGGTGGTCTGCGGCCCAACAGGAACTTTCTCCACAATCAATCATTACTATCTGTCAGGCGGTGCAGCTCCCGTAACCTGGTATGTGGCATCATCAACAGTTTACGATATGAACGACACCGAAAAGTACGATGCTGCTATATCCAATGCAGCCAAGACGCTGACCTATCGGGGTATATTCTCATCAACCACCACCTATTTCAATACCGCCAACCAACGAAACGTGGTCAAGTACGGTTCGAGTTACTATATCTACAAAGGGACAAACGGTGTTGCCGGAGCGTGGAACGCTGCCAACTGGGAGTCGTTCGGAGGGGAATTTCACAGCGTGGCCACAGGCATTCTGTTGGCCGAACTTGCCTATATTGAAAACTTGGGTGTTAAAAATCTGCGAACATCCGCTTCAGGACAAAGAGTGGAGATTACACAGTACAACAATGCAATCGCCTTCTATGATGGCATTCAGTCGTATCCGGTGGTAGAGATAAAGACCACAAGTGATGGCATTTATATGGGTCAAGGCTCCGGGGTGCAGGTCAAGCATCCGAACTCCAATATCTCGATTTATAAGGGCATACTTCAAAACTCTTCCGAAGGCAGTGGAATATCCGTTCCCGTTTTGCCTTGGGGACAGCCTGAAACGATTGCTCAAAACTGCATCCTCCAATCTTACAGCAACTCTTACACAGGTAAATATAAAACCGGACTTTACATCGATCTCTCTGCCTCGCAAAGCACATCATCGGGAACGGATAAGTTTGCCGCCATTTTTGCCACAGGTGGAATATTCCTCCAAGGTGATGCGTCCAAACATCGATCAAACAATGTATTGTGCGGATTGAGTTGTGCCGGAAGGGTGGCTTCTAATGGGACATTACTCCGAAGTTGGGTAATCAGTTTTATGGGTGGTTACATCACCTCCTCCCGACAATCGGCAGGCAGATATACGGTGAATTTTTCCAATTCAAGCTACTTTTATGGTTCTGATGACTACTTCGTGCTCTTTGCCACGAATTATGGATATGCTTATACCGTAACCAAATCAAGCGGCAACTTTACGGTATACACCGGGGATGACGCTTCGGCCAACGATGCCGAGTTCTATTTCTTTTGTTTTCTAACCTCTAAATTCTGGTAGTATGCAACTTGCAAAACTTGATAACGGACAACTAATCACTACTTATGCTGATGATCAAGATAAAGATATAATCAATCAGATGGTCGCCGATGGATTTAAAATTTATGTGGAGGAGCAACCACAAACTATACAGCTATCCGAATTTCAATCCCAAGAATTACGATACCGAGACGAGGGCTTTCAGATTGTCGGATACTACGAAGTAGTCGATAACAACCCTGACAGAATCACCGCCGAGATTGATCGCCTCAAATCCGAACTAACCGCCACCGACTACCTGATTATCAAATCATACGAATATGCATTAACCGGACAACCGCTACCATATTACCTTGCTAACCTCCATTCCGAGCGACAACTACTACGCAACCGAATCAACGAACTCGAACAACTATGCTAAAACAAGGTGCAACCACAGAGATTATCTTTCGGCTCTTTGAAAGCGATGGAATCACTCCCAAAGCCTTAGAGCCATCCACAAGAATAAAACTCATTCTCTGCAATAGCCACAATATGGTGAAATACCAAGGGAGTTCTCCCGATGATATCAAGCAAATCGAAGCAGGTGTCTATTCGCTTACGCTTCCAAACAGCGTTACCAAAAACTTCTGCGGTGATTTGCGGATGGAGATTGCAGTCTACTCAGCTGATGCGGTATTGATTTGTAAAGAGCGAGTGGAGATGTATTGGCAACCTTATGTAATCGGGGGAAAAGTCTATGAAGATTAAAGTGGAGATCAGCCAAGAGGAGTTGTCGGCAACGGTAGCATACACCGAAACACGCCCATACATTCTAAAATTGGAATTCCGAACACAGGATATGCCGATTCAAGAGTTTGTTCCGGATCCACCGTCAAGTGGCGGTGTAATTGATGCACTCCTGCAACAAGGGCGGTTTGACAATTCCTGGCTCCAACGAGTCCTGCAGGAGAGCATTGTCACCTGCGAGAAAATTACTGATTATACCAACTGTCGGGATATTTCATCTCATTTTATTCCAGCGTTCCAAGATAAGGTAATACCCAATATGTCGAACCGTTTTCGAGGCAATCCCTTTCTGTTATCTCTGCCAACACTTGATTGGAGTAGCGTGGAGGATGTGAGTGCCATCTGTTTCAACAACAAAGGCATGGTTGAGATTGATATGCCCAGTAGCCATAATATCAAGATTTGGAGGCAGGCATTTTATGGATGTAACAGCATTCAGCGAATCCATCGGCAGGATCTTTCCGGCGCGATAATGTTAGTCGATATTTTCAATGGATGCAGTAGTTTGCAGATATTGCCGGAACTCAATACCACAAAAGCCACTCAATTCACCAATTTTATCAATGGATGCACCGCACTTGAGCGGATCGAAGGCATCGATTTCAGCTCATCGCAAACGGAAATAAATATAGGCCAAAACCTCTATACCAAACTCAACTCTCTTACAATTATTAGGGTAAACGGCACAATCTCGCAAAACATCACCCTCTATGCCGACAATCTGGCCGAAACCTCTGTCATCAGCATAATGACCGCCCTTGTCGCCTCACCGCTACAGCCTCGAACAGTCACCCTCACCAAAGCCCTCGCAAACAAAATATCCGAAGCAACCAAACAGATCGCCTCGGATAAAGGGTGGAGTTTATTAACTGTTTAGAGTTATTGCAGGTCGGGATTGCGGTAGAATGAAAGGTTGTCTTCGTGGTGATACTCTCTGGCTTCGATGGTATTGTAAACCGCATCCATAACCACCTCTACTTTGAAGTGTTGATTCCACATTTTGCAATCCACCTTGCAGGTTGCGATGGCTTTTGAACCGCCGGCCTCTGTGTGGACTCTGAAGTCTGATATTGTACCTGCGTATTTCTTACTGAGGAAGAATTGTGCCATTTCGGTTGCCTCTGCGGTTGTTATTCTCTTTGCCATAATTTGCTTTGTATTAGTTGTTTATCTTGAATCTAAGGTAACACAATCTTTCCGAACACGCCAGTCATTTCGCATCTTTATCTTCGCTATCGCTCGATTTCCTCCTTATAGCTCGGCATAGTCAAGCAAGCTTGCCTCTACTCTCGCTTACTGCGTCGGTTATGTATTCATTTTCAGATAATTATGCGATTATTTTACGAGCTATTCCCCGGTCAGAAAAACCGGGGGAATAGTGAACGTTCTACTATATGTATTATTCGTACTCTTGAAACTCAACTTCGATAAAAGTCAGTTTGTCGCCCTCTATCTCCGCAATTATATAGGTTTGATAATCATCGGTGGTGTAGGTAATTTGCAGGTACTTTTCGTGTAGCAAGCATATATCGGCATTCTCACTGATTTCGAGTAGATCAACTGTAAATCCGTTATCTGCACACTGCTTTTGCAGATTGCGCTTCGCTTGATCCAGGCAAGCTATAAAATTCCGTAGTTTCATTGTTTATTATTCTTTTAAATGCCATTTGCCGTCTTGGAAGAGGTAGAGGTAATCGGTTCCGGCTTTGTTATTTAAATAGTGTCCAAAGTTGCGGTAGATTTTGGGCTTGATGTCCTCCCAATCCTCACCTTGGCGGTCTTTGTAGTATTCGCAGGTGTCGATGGTCGTGTCGATTGATCGCAGGTTGCCGCCATTGATAAGTTGGCTTGCCAATTCGGGTGTATTGAAATACTCGACAAGCATTTCTCCTGCATGGCCGGGATAACCATCTGCATTCAGGATGATGGATTTGATTGTACCGTCCGGGTTGGTAAATCCGATAATTGCCGTTGTCATAATCGTGTTTGCTTTTATTTAGCGTACTCGTATCCTGCCTTAATCAACCGAGAGGCATCTGCCGGGCAAACCACCCAGAATTTGCAATCGTCACCGAGAATCACAAAGTGCAGTTTCTTCATCCCATTGGCCCATTCGAAGGCTGATGTGCGGTTGCTTAAAATATCGGGGCGGTGGCGCAGGCCATAAACCTCTTTAACCTGCTTTGATTTTGCTTGCCAATCGTAACTATTTGTATTCATAACGTACTCTATTTTAGTTCTTTATTGTACCGCTAAGTACGCACTTTTATTTGGAACACGCCAGTGATTTCGCATCTTTTTGCGATAATAATTCACTTATTCAGAGATATTTAACTCAACTTGATAGATAGCTCGCAGAATCTCATGGGCCACCTGCGGAACGATAGCATTACCACACGCTTTTACAGCTTCGGTTCGCCACTTTTTGTGTGATAAGGGCTGTCCAGCCAATTGGCGGGGAATCCCATCATCTCCAGGGTAAATCGGGGGTTGAGTTGGGAAGAGTGTCCAATCAACGATTCGTCTTTCTGTTGTGCTACCCCGTGTACATAGTCCTGCAACGCACAACTGAACTGCCGAGCAGGGTCGGTTCGAGTCGAGCCTCCGTTGCGGTCGCTCGCTACAGGTGTAGGCAGCAGTCCGCTCTTTGCCAGGTCGTTCAGCGTCAGGCTGTACTCCGTTCCGCTCGGACGAATCTTGCGGTTGCCCGTTACGAACTCCCCGCCACGAGTCGCATCGGTGGCAGTCGGCGTGGGTAACAGATCCCACAGCTTCACCAATCTCGCCAATCCCACGCTGCCATCCTGTCCGTTGCGGTTCACTTTGCGTGGCATTCCTGTCGAGGTAATCCGGAACGTATCCTCCTTGCCGATCACCGCCCCCATCGTGGCATCCGAGGCGACTGGAGTCGGGAGCAGTTCCCGTTTCATTAAGTCGTGCAACGAACCACACTCGATCTCGTTTGTGGGGCGCGCCGATGCTGCAAGCCGGAATAACAAGCGGTTGGACGGAATATCCCGCTTGCTCAAGATCCTCACAGATTCGGTCAATAACGAATCGTTGTTCCTCGGTTTCGATGACTCGATGATCCTCAATGAGCAAATTGGTTTCGTCTTCCACTTTAACGACCGTACCGGGGAGTACCATCGAGGCGATTCCAATAACATTCTCACCAATAATCCAAGTCGGTCTGACCTGTCGAATGATGCCAAGCATTGCCGGCCAGAGGTAACGGTCGTCTGCCGCTCCCTTTCGCTTGCCTGCCAGGGAGAAGGGCTGGCAGGGAAACCCTCCGGTGAGTACGGTAATCCTATCTCTGTATTTTGAAAAGTCGGTGGTTGTGATGTCTGCATAGCTGTCTGAGTTTGGAAATTGATGTTCGAGTGCCTGACGGCAGAAGTCGTTGTTATCAGCATGGAAGATATTTTGAAAGCCTGCCCACTCTGCCGCCAGGTCGAATCCTCCGATACCGCTGAACAGAGATCCGTGGGTCAATAGTTTGTCGTGATCCATTCTTCCTGTCTTCTGCGTGAGGTTTTACTTGCCGAGATGGTACGTTCGATCTTGTGGATCTTCCATTTGTGGCGGTCTGCGAACTCTCGGATCTTATCGTGTGGAAACATCGTCAGCATAAATTTGCCTTTGATTTGAGCGAGTGTTTCCAAGAGTTGAGAGAAATTCTCCTCATTGAATGAGCCTGCATAGTGGCCACAATCACTACCGACATAAGGAGGATCGACAAAATGGAATGCTGTTTCGCAGTCATAGCGAGTAATCACACGGATGCCATCTCCATTTTCGATGGTCACTTTTTGTAGCCGATTACACAGCATTTCGGTAAAACTATCCTTGGCATTAAAGAGCTTTAGGGCCGTTGTTCCGCTGCGGTCGTAACCAAACGTGCCGTCCAACATCGAAGCAAAGCCCATCTTGCTACATACCCACACCGCCCAGGCACGCTCTATTTCTGTAAAAAACTCCGGATAAGCATTAATATGTCGGGCGTGAGCGTGCGAGTCACGACTATGAAGCGTTCCGTCAAGTTGGGCTTTGAGTTCCGGATAGCGAGTTTGGGCGATACGATAGAAGTTGATCAGTTCTCGATTCATATCGTTGATCACTTCGCAGTCTGCAGGCTCTTTGGCAAAGAACACAGCACAGCCTCCACAAAATGCTTCCGTAAAAAGAGTGTGCTTGGGGATTAACGGCAGGATATGTTTGAGGAGCGTTTGCTTGCCTCCGTAATAGGATACCGGTGTTTTGAGTAACGGTTTTACCATAATTTGATGACAATTAAAATGATTAGAATAACGACAAGGGCAATAGCCGCCCACTTTATCCACGATACCGCTGCCGGAGGTTTTTCGACAATCTGTTCAGCAACATCCGTTTTGACTTGAGTCTGAATATTCTGATGGACGATGCTGTCGGTTACGCTTGACTTATCAGATTGGGTATTTATCTCGGTGCGGATGATACGCTTGATTGGTAGCGGGCTGATTGCTACTGTTGAGTCACTCCTTATTTTTACCTCTTGAGGCTTATCGATAATGGGGAATTCCTGCGGAGGATAAAACTCCACAATGGTTTGAGATAACGAGCCGATTTGTCTTTCAACCTCATTTCTGATCAACTCCGTGACCGTTTTGTCAACCACCACACTGTCTTTCTTCTCACTGCGCTGAATTCGTTTCAGCGGTGAGCAACTGCATAATAGCAGTAGAAATATTAGTATCGCTCTCATCATGGTTTGTGGGCCATAAACAGTTCCCATCCTTGTCGTACCTGCTCCGGAACAGCAGGCACACCGTTCTCCATCTGACTCATGGCCGACACCACCGGAATCATCTCGGCAGGATCGTTGGTATCCAACTTCACATCGGCAAAGATGCCGGAACGTTCGGAAACAAACTTGATGTAGTTCTCCGTGTGGTTTTCGATGGGTGGCGCATACCTCGAAATCATCTGCCGAATGGTCTTGTTACCGTTTTTGCTGTAAGTATGCAGTAATACGAACATCGCCCGATAGCCGTAAGCCATCGACTCGAACTGTTTGAACGCTTTATCTTTGGATGGAGTAATCTCTCCGAGATACTTCACTTTGGAAATTCGGATATTTCCGGGATTGCAATTAGAAATACCTCTACTCACGATTGGCCTCCTTCCTGCGTTTCTCCACCTCGGCATACTTTATTAGTACGGGGCATTTGTCGTTTGATACCTCGCATTTGTAGGCCTGGCGGATAATGGTCTGTTTGCGGTCGATCTCAAAGTCCTTCTTCTCGATGATGATTTCAAGTTTATCGACCTTCTCCTCCAACTTCTCGACTCGCCCGTCCAGACGGGTGATGTGTTCCGCCTGAATCTTAACCACCTGTTCGGTGTTGCTGATTTCGGCAGAGTCAGCCTGCGCCACCTCCTGACGGCGTTTGGCCCGAAAAAAGAGCAGCGTTCCCAAAAGTCCGCTTGCCAATAGAAAATTTAGAATAATGCTTACTGTCTCCATTCTATGGTATGTATTTAAAAAGTGATTTTTCTCTGAGGATGTATAGCTCACCGTTGATGTAGTAGAGTCCTTTGATAGCTGAACTGCCACCCGCCAAGTTCTTGACCGAACGAGTGGTGTTGGTACGATATACCCAAAGCTTGATTGCGCCGCTTTGCGAGAATGCCACCTCGCCCAAAGTGTGGTCGGCAAAATCGGCACGCCCCGAATAGCTCTTGACCATTGTATTATCCAAAAGAGAGTTGCGGCGGTATATTTTGAATTGCGTGGTGGAGTTTTGGCAGATAAAGTAGTCCGAGATGCTTTTCACCTCCGCACTATCTTCCAATCCTGTCATCAGCAAATCCATATTGACCCGACAATCATGCAGATAGGCTTTGGTGGTGGTGTTGATGGCAATCGTGGAAAATGATTTTTCGATACCCGTGATATCTCCGGCAATGGTAGTGTAGTCGAATCCGTATCCTCGGCGGTAAGTGGTATAGGTGTATTTATACTCCGGACGAGATAACCCTTTGGTAGTTACTCGGCCGCCATAAGTGGCAATGATATAGATATACTTGTTCATAAAGGTGGCCATGTCGGAGTACTCCCGATTGAGTTGGCGAATGACTACACCTCGATAATCCACTACACGAATCGAACTGCCGTCCACAATGGTAAAGGCGTTATCGGCAGGAAAAATCTTGACGGGCTTGGAAAAAGCAAAGAGCCGAGTGATATATCCCGATACCGTATCATAGGTGTATATGGAATTATCGGTGGAGAGCATCACAATCTGATTGATGCAACGGATGCTCTTAGCAACAGTAAAAGGAAGGTCGCACAACTTAATACAATCATCGCCAACGGGCGGAAACTCCTTGCGGAGCAGTCCTGGCATCTCTACCAGTTCAGAATTGTAGCTATCCTGCAGGCAGTTCAACTCAATGGAGTTCACATAGAATCCCGAACGTAGATACTTATCATCTTGAACAACGGTGTTCATATCAATGTGCTTTCCGGTAAACATCTCGCCTCCGATCCGTTTGCCGGGAAGTTGTTTGTATCGTAGGGCGCAGGCTACAATATGGTTTACCAGCGAGTTGTAGTCATTGCCACCCTTGCTGCGCCACATTCGGGTAGGTTTTCCGGTGTAGTCGGTAAAGTAGAGTGAATAGACAAGTTGGTCGTTGGGGATATTGGGAATATCGGCAATTGGGAGCGATACACTCATATCCACGTTATTGGCAGGATTGGAAAAGACCTCATACTTGAGCGAGTTCTCATAATCATCCCCAGTGTCAATCTCCATTTTGATGTCAGAGATATAGAACGACTCGAAATAGGCATTGCGTCCGGAGCTGTAGCCTTTGAGGTTCTGTTTGATGACCATTACAAATTGACCACTGATCGGAAAGCCCTTCACCTCGATCTTCTTGTTGACATCCACCGAGAGTTTGATTTTGTCCTCCAACAGCTCCTCCCTCGAAGTCCACGTGCCATCGTCCATCAGCCAGTAGGTAACAATTGCACCCACCAACTTAAAGCCATACTCCACAATAAGTTCCACATCGGCAGGGCGGCCACTGCCCAAAGAAGAGTAACGGCTAATGCCGATTTTAAGGTTATACTCCAATGTAAGGGTGTAGGAGCATTGCTGAACAGGATAACCTTTGAAGTTGATAATCCATCCTTGTCTGTCGGAATCACCAGTAAAACGGAGTGTATTTTCGTTCTGAAGCACCAAGAACTCTTCGGGATCGTACCAGTTATCCATATTATAGAGTCCCATCTGCGAGATGATGTTGGTCATCATCTTGTTTTTCACTCCCACAGATACCTTGCGAATTGCCGGAACAATATCCATCACCGACTCGCCTTGCACGTTGATATCATTCTCCCACATACTTTCGATCCGTTCACGAGTGGATTCCGTAATAATCGGTTCTCCGGTATGTGTTTCGAGATGCTGCCCGTTTGCCGTAATAATCCAACCTACCGGAAACTCCTTGCCCACCGAATAAAAACTCATCGGACGAGTGTCGTTGTAGAGACTTACCGTTCGGCGAATATGCAGTGCACCATTGCTCTGAAAAATCTGTCCGGCAAAGGGGCGCAGGCAGAGTTCCAACACGTCCCTATAAGTGGGATCAGAATAAACAGCATAGAACCGCTCCATATCAATATAGACCTGCCGCAACGGAGAGATGCTTTCGGTCATCCCCTCAGCATAAAGATCCATCCAGTCGGCCACATTGACCTCCAATTCCAACAGGTCAATGCAACTCGCAACCAACTCCCATACGGATTTGCGGCCCGTGATGGGTGTATTGTCTAAGTTCTTAAATGGAATGCTTGAGAGCAGATTGAATCCATCCACCGCTTTGATGGAAACCTGATAAGGTGGTGCGGTAAAGTTCTCGGAGTAGAGGTCGGCTACAACATATCCTCGCCAATAAAGTTTGGTATTCCGATAGACCGACACCCTAAACTTGCGAGGGTCGGAAGTAAAGAGGTTGATGTAGTGAAAGTTGCGTTGACATAGAATATTGACGGTAGCCTCGGATGCCTTGACGGGGATAAAGAACTCATCACCACGCTTCTCCCAGGTGATGGAGAGCGGACTGCCGCCATCGAAAGCCATCTCCTCCGATTTGCCCACGAATCCTCTCTCGGCGATCTCTACTCGCCAAAAGACCTCCTTGTGCTTGCTGCGAAGTTCTGCGTAATATCTTAATCCAAAATTAGCCATCTACCTTTAATTTTAATTCGGAGTGTCCGTAGACACCGAGGTAAAGGTAGAGGTGGCGGAAAACGCTTTGTGGAAACTTTGTCTCAGTTACAAAAAAAAACCGCCCCTTGTGAGGACGGTTCGTCAATCTGTTTTGAAGTTTAGATTGTTACGGCATTTAGCTTCTGTGCCAATATCTCCATATCGTGGCTGACTTTCTGGTCAGTGATGCGTGCATAAAGTTGAGTCGTTTTTATGTTGGTGTGACCGAGCATCTTGCTGACCGACTCCATCGGCACTCCGTTTGAGAGGCAAATTTGGGTCGCAAACGTATGGCGTGCAACGTGATACGAGATTGGTTTGTCGATTCCACAGATGGCAGCTATCTCTTTTAGGTAGTCATTCATTTTCTGATTACTCGGGACGGGGAGTAATTTATCTCCCTTTGCCTGACCTGCATATTTGTCGATAATCATCTTAGGAATATCGAGCAGGCGGATATTTACCGGAACTTTAGTCTTCTGCCGATGGGTGCATATCCAAATCGTGCCATCGCCTCGCTCTTCAAGCATATCTTTGGTCAGGCGGGTTACGTCAATATAGGCAAATCCCGTATAGCAGCTGAACGCAAAAATATCTCGCACCAACTCCAAACGCTTGGTGGCAAACTCTTTTTGCATCATTCGGGCAAGTTCTTGTTGGGTCAAATAGCCTCGGTCTACCTTGTCAAGATGTAGCTTGATGCTTTTGAAGGGGTTGGCTTTCACCCAACCGTTGTCGTAAGCAACCCGATAAATCGAGGAGCAGCGGTGAATGAATTTGGTTGCGGTGTTGTTGGCAAGTTTCTTTTCGGTAATCAACCAAAGGTAGAGTTTGTCTAACATCCGCTTGTTGATATCGGCAAGCGGGATGTCGTTTGTCTTGTATTCATCTTTGAGAAACTCCTGCAAGCGGGTGCGAGTGAGTTGGTAGCGGAATAGACTCTCTTGGCCGTAACCTCTTGAGGCGGTGAGCTTCTCGTAGTCCGCAACAAAGAGGTCGCAAAGTTCGATTAGCTGTTTGGAGTTTTCATCAAGGCTCATTATCGAGTTCTTGATTTTACTGGCCGTGACAACCTCGCCTTTGCTAACCCACGACTCATACTTGCGCTTGATTGTCGATTTAAACTGTTCAAGCACTTCGTTGATTTGTTTCTCCTCTGGGGTACGCCCCATTGTGCGGTAGTCCTTAGCCACCCAACGGCCGGGAAGGATGGTTTGGCGTGTTGAAAAATGGCACATCTCGCCATTTACCGTGATACGAGCTAAGATTGGTACTCGTCCGTCTGCTTTCGGCTTCCCGTTTTGGGTTACGAAAATGATTGAAAAACTGCTCTTCTTCAT